TTATTTATTCGAGGCAGCAGTACCCATTCCTGGGCCTCCATCGTGGCCACCATTTGCCCCACCTTTTCCTCCTTGTCCACCATCTCCTCCTCCCCAACCGGCATCACCACCACGCCCCCCATTACCCGTGCCATCACCATTACCACCATCACCCCCATTGCCTCCACCGTCAGAACCCTCCCCACCATTACCGCCATTTCCATTAGAACCATCCCCGGCGTTACCTCCATCGCCGCCGCCCCCGCCGTCAGAGCCATTGCCACCATCTCCATCATCAGCAAGCGCAAGATGCGTAGAGGATATAAATAATAATGGCCTTAGTGAGTATTGAATTACAACAAGAGCTGGGCGAATTAACACGGAAACGAAAAGTAAAGGTAAAGCCATAAGGGTCTTATTTTTCATAAAGTTATCCTCATAAACATTACATCATTTCTGTTTTATCAAGCTTGGTTGCCGCCATCTCCACCATCCCCGCCGGAAGAATTGTTTCCGCTACCCCCATCCCCGCCGTCACCACCATCTGCGCTGCCATTTTGTCCGTTACCCCCATCCCCGCCATCTCCCCCTGATGAGTTAGAACCGCTACCACCGTCTCCGCCATTTCCCCCATTGGCTCCATTCTGTCCGCCGTTCCCCCCATTTCCTCCATTAGATCCATCTCCGCTCCCTGCATTTCCTCCATTTCCTCCATTTCCTCCATTTCCTCCATTCCCGCCATTCGGACCGTTACCCCCGTTGCCACCATTCACACCATTCCCACCATCAGCAGTAAAAATCATTCCTGAATTATTGGGTGGCTTTTGGTCTAGTTTATAATCTATGGGATAAGTTTTATCAGAACCGTTCTGACCATTAATGCCATTGTGTCCATCAACCCCATTTCTTCCAGGTGAATTATTTTTGTTACCACCATTTTCTCCGTTACCACCATTGCCTCCATTGACACCACCGTCTCCACCTCGACCTCCGGAAGAATTATTACCACTACCGCCATCACCACCTTTACCACCATTAGCGTCGCCATTCATTGATGGTGAGTTGTTATTGTGTTTACTATGTTTATGATAGTGAGAATGAATGTATTCACTCGAAAAACTACGTAGTGGCAGTAGGGCAAGGATTAAAATTGTTGGGCCAGCTAATAAGCTGAGTGTTTTTTTTATTTTCACTTTAACCTCCAGATTTAAAGGCCTGATTTACGGGCCTAATCTTACCAGCTAGAATAAGCGATTACGCTTAAATTCATACAGTTATCCAATTATGGGGTTTCAGGGTTCGCCGTCAAAACCCGATAAAGTGGATGAAATGTGGATGCCTCCGCGCAAGGGATTTAACGCCGTAGCATCCTGTAAGTAGTCTGGAGCAAGATGCGCATAAGTCATAGTTTGCTGAATGCTGGCATGCCCTAATATCCTTTGGAGTGAAATTATATTCCCTCCGTTCATCATAAAATGCGCTGCAAAGGTATGCCTAAGTACGTGCACTGATTGCCCTCTCGGCAAATCAGGTTTGATCGCACGCAGCATTTCACGATACTTGGCATAGGTCACGCCAAATAGCGGCCCTTTCTTAGCATTTTTAACAGTCTCCTGAACCAAAGAAGAAACAGGCACCGTCCGCTTATGGCCGTTCTTGGTTTCGATAAAGGTAACTCTGCAATTCATAATATTTTCAGCCTTAAGCTTAGTGGCTTCACCCCATCGCGCGCCCGTACTGAGACACAGGATTGTTAAGCGATAAGCGTCAGAGTCATCTTTTAGCGCGTCGAGTAACCTGCTGATTTCTTCTGAAGTCAGGTAGGTCATTTCTACGTTCTTTTCCTTGATGGGCTTGATGGACCTCATTGGATGCTCACCGTGAAAATTGCCAGCCTCTATCAGAACATTAAACATCCCACTCAACACTGTCATATCTCTATTGATGGTGGATGCCTTAACGCCCTGAAAAAGCCTTTCGGAGCGGTATTTGAGCAGCAGATTTTTATCAAGCTTAATCACCAATGGATCTCCCATCCCGCTCGCAAGACGCTGTAACGCCCTTTTCCGTTTTTGGCCGAACCCCAAATTGCGACCGTGGAATTCCCACCAAGGTTCGATAAGGTCAGATAAACGCCTAGCATCTGTAGGTTTTGCCATCCATTCCTTATTATGGAAATTCGCCAGCACGTATTTTTCAAAAGCCACGGCATCGGCTTTTTTATCAAAAACCCTCTGAACGCGCCGTCCTGCGGTTCCTTGAGGTCGTAAATCCACTTTGTAACGTCCACCGTTGAGCGTTTTAATCGACATGATTTCGCCCTCCGGTTCTGCACACCATACGTTTACCTGTAAGGCGAACATAATCTCTATATATGCTTAGCCAATTTTCCTTACGGAAGCAGATGATTCTGTTTTGTCTTGCCCAAAGTGTGCGAGAGCCGGTGCGATTTGTCCGGATTCCGGAGCAATCTTACCGGTCATAAACCACAGCGTGTACTTTTCAAACAGAGGGTGATTGAGGATATCAGTCACTACCTGAGCGTTAGGAATTGTTTTATCCTCCTCATAACGCCACAAGGCATTACTAGGAATACCAAGCATTTCAGCAGCTTCCACCCTACTGGTTATCCTTTCGCTTTCTCTCATAATTTTCAGCTTCTCACCAATTGTGATTTTCATATTGCATTTCTCAAATGTTGGGGGCATTATTGCCAATATCAGTCACGTAAAGGGGTATACTTTTGAGTAATACCCCAACTTGGGAGAATATCATATGAATGAAGCAGAATTGAGGAAGTTGTTTAAGATCCCTGACCCCGTTACAGCAGCTGAATTTGCCCGTCGTACGGGTAAAACTGAATCAGCGGTAAGGCACATGATTGACCGCCGCCAATTACCACTGGTGACAGAGCGTGAAATCATTGGGGCTTCAGGTGAACACCCAGGCAGCACCAGGCGATTACTTATCCTCTGGAATGAGTGGGAAGAAATGGTTTTTGAAGCGACTAATCAGCGGCCGCCTGAGCGTCACGAATGGCGTAAGCAATGGATAAAAAAAGCTGAAAGTTTTGCAAGCGATCTCGGCGTTTCATCACTGAATACATGCGCGGTTTAAGCGATGCACTATTCAATTCAAGAACTAAGCCGCCATTCATCCATTTATCGCGGCTTCATCATTACCCGCCGCCCGAAAACGGTTATCAGCAAGATTGCCCGTTATGAGGTCACACTCGGCGAGCAATCTTTCGGGTTATTCGACGCGCAGGCCCAGGCGACTGGGTACATTGATGGTTTGTTGCATATGAATTCAATGCGGTTAAATAAATTCCGACTAACAAAGACACCAGCAGATTCAAATAAAATATCCTCGGAGATAAAAATGGATAATACAAAACAAACTGATAATAAAATCCCCAATTGCCAAAAACTCTATTTTCATGGTGCCCATGCGGGAAACATTCATTACACGATTGATACTTGGGGAATGAACAGCCTCGAAAAAGAGGCTGTTATTAAGCAACAATTAGAGGAGTTTATTTCCGGTCTAAATGTTAATTGGAAAGGTTTACAGGTCGATAAAATCTGAGCTTAAAACATTCAGATCTGCAATTGCTTTGACCGTAGAGTCTTTCATTGGATCAAGAGTCGTAGAGAAAGAATTCATAGTTTTCAAAAAACTCTCTCTGCTGCTGCCTTCAAGTGAGGCGCCAATTGCGCAAACCATAACTTCAAGTGCGAAAAGCCTGTCACCTGTCGAATGCTTTTTGCGGGATTCTTCAGCTGTGTTGAGGAATTCCCTCATTTGTTGGCTATCCATAGATATTCCTTTTCTGTTGGTAAATGTTGTGCCTGCTCTGCTCTCGAAAGTTTCACAGGCATGCCTATGTTATCACAGGGAAAACGTGCCGGGTGCAGGCTATATCTCGGCATCTTTTAAAATTGATGGAGATCAATATGCGTACCCCATTTCTCGCAGCTGGTAACAAAGTTCTGAACATGTACGAACGTCGCCAGTTAGTTGCGACCGTAAAAGCACCGGCACACTCAGAAAGCGAAATCTACTGGGCCTGTGAAAAGCTGCGTGACATTGCCGCAGCCGCCGCTTACGCAGGCAGCGCAGAGGCCGTAACACTGAGTGCAACAGCGGAACTTTGGAGCAAGTCACACAGAATGCCCGAACCTTTCACCGTTATTTTCGACGAGGCTTAATGATGGAACTAATCCAGTGCCCTTCCCTGGCTAATATGCTGACCAAAGGCCAGCAAGTTACGCATCGTGCTCACCAGCGCGGATGGATTGAAACCCCAGACGGTCGTTTCTTCCAGCCTAAAGCTACAGATGTGCAATTCGTAATCGGCCGGCGTCTACCTTTCATGTCCCGCCCTCAAAATAAACGTCGTTGGTTCGCCCGGTTGATGGGTATTTTCGCGTAGTTTATGGCAGGAGGATTTATGCAGGCTTCAAATAATCAGCATGTTGCCCCGTTACCGTTTAAAGAATTCCAGATAACGGCCCGCAAACTTTTTAAACGTCATGAAAATATTGCATTGCGTCGGTTCAATACGGCAAGTGATGATTTTAAATTTGTTGTGCTGACGTTATCAAACCGCCGGAAAGCCAAACTATTTACCCCGTCTGATATCGGAAAACCTTTCGAAGATTTCAGCGAATATCAGCGGGAAATGATAATCGACTCAATGAATAGCCTGTCCAAATGGGGGCACGCACTACCTAATTACATTTCGGCGTCTGACCGAATTCTAGATATTTAAACCAACCGATTTTTTTATATAGGCGCTCACGCGTCAGGCTTTCTGCATCCAAAAATCAGCGAATCTGAGGATACACTATTAACAATAAAACTAACGACAGGGGCCGCACGGCCCCCAGTCCACCACCTGTATACCCCGGCAATGCTGACACATTCGCTGGGGTTTATACGTGGAATGCCCCTTTAAAAGCGATTGGCGTAGACAAAGTACCATCGCCGGTTATTGCCACCTTGCCTGTTGAACAGCATCCCGCCGTTGTTGCTCACCTCAAACGCCTGGAAAAAAAAGGCGTACAAGAATTTGACGAAATCAGCACGGTATTGCGCGATCTGCTTCAAGCCCGCGCAGCTGCCGAGCGAAGCGCATATGAGCGCGAACAGTCTACATGGTCAAAATCACCTGAAGGTGTCGAAGCACGTTTCCATGAACAGCCGTTTTTTATCCGCGCCTCCTTTGAAAAAAAAATAGCCTGGCTTCGCAATAATCGCGGGACTAAGCACACCAATGCGTTTTTGATGGGCACCATCAAGAATGCATTGTTGCGCCTGGAGGCCGTCCGTAAATACCACGGCGTCAGCACCGGCCACGACTCCGAATTCATCGCGTATTACCGCCCGTCATATTGCCACCTGGCTGAGTTCTCTAAATCCAGAGTCAAAACGCTGGGTAACGAAATCGCCGGGCGTCTGAATGAAATGTTCACGACGGCCATAGACGAACGCGGTGGTAACGCCGCCGCCCTTCCTGACGCTGAACTGTTATTTATTTATCGTCATATGGCCGTGGAGGTTCACGCGTTGCGCGTGCGGCCACCGTTCTGGAAGGTAATCAGCCCGTTATTCAATCCGCCTGAACTGCCGCCTGAACCGCTTGACCGTGCTGTTTTCGTGTCAGCTATGGCTCGCATGATTAACCCAGACTGGTGGGAGCGCCAATTGTGGCGGCTGCGTGGCGACTGGAGGGAAAACCAACTCCGCGCTATGGGCAATGTTCACAAAAGGGCCACGCCCTACATCAGCCGCGACGCGCTGGCCGACTGGCTGGAGCAACGCAGGAAAAACCGTGAGTTTTTTAAATCACACGAACTGGAGGACGACGAAGGGAACCGCGTATCTCTGGAATCAATGGTCGATGCCAGTATCAGTAATCCGGCGATCCGTCGTCACGAACTTATGGCCCGCATGAAAGGCATAGAATTTGTCGCCCAGTCACGTGGCGACGTCGGCGTTTTTTATACCATCACCTGCCCGTCGAAATACCACGCCACGAATGCCAGCGGCCACGCTAACCCGAAATGGAATCACAGCGACGTTAAGCAGGCGCAAAAATACCTTACCAATCTTTGGAGCCGCATCGGTTCGAAGCTGGGGCGGGAAGGCTTGCGGATTTACGGTTTCCGTGTGGCCGAGCCACACCACGACGAAACACCGCATTGGCATCTTTTGCTGTTTATGCGCCCAGAAGAACGCAACACGATCACCAGCATCATGCGCGGTTATGCCGTCAAAGAAGACCGCGCCGAACTGGGTAAACGCACCGGCGCCCGCTTTACGGCCAAACGCTTAGACCCTAAGAAAGGCAGCGCAACCGCTTATATAGCGAAATACATTTCGAAGAATATCGACGGTTACGCACTGGACGGCGAAAAAGACCATGAAACCGGCAAGCCACTGAAAGAAACTGCACGCCTGGCAATGGCCTGGGCATCCCGTCACCGCATCCGTCAGTACCAGCCAATCGGCACACCACCGGTCACGGTATGGCGGGAACTGCGCAAACTGAATAATGCGCTGCAAGCTGAACTGATTAAGTCGCGCGGGTATAAGCGCGGCCAGCGCCTGTTATCTGACCCTGAAATGGACGCGGTAATGGCGGCGGCGGATGCAGGTTGTTTTGCTACCTACATCATGAGACAGGGCGGCGTGCTCATTCCCCGCGAAAGTTACGCTGTGCGCCTGGCTTACCACGACGCTGACAAGCCGAATGCTTACGGCGAAATCGTAGAGAAGATTTTCGGTATTTTCTCGCCGCGTCTGGGCGAGGATTCCCGCGTTTGTACCCGTCTTAAAACATGGACGATTGTCGCCAAACTCAAGACGCAACCCGCCGAAGATATACGCGAAACCCAGGAGGTTTTGACCTTACCGGACGGCCCCGCCGTCCCTTGGAGTTCTGTCAATAACTCTACGAGTGAAGGAGATCCCATCGAAAATCAGATAATTAATAACCCTAACTCTCTCATGGATAGTGCGGGTTTTGATGTAATCATTGATGATGGGCGTAGCAAGATGAAGGATATGATTCGAAACCAACCAACATCACCTGGGCTAGCCATCAGTAGTTGAAAGCGAATATTTGGCTTCTCATAGACTATGTTACTATGATGAAGAACAACGCAACGACTTCCCGTCTAGTTAAGCAGTAATAAACATTCCAACTTTGTACTCAAAATAATATTTTTAGCATTAGATAAGCGAACTGATGCGTGTGTAAAATGAGCTTTTGGTCAGGAACTGTTAATGATGAAATTTTTATTGTGCTTTGTGACATTCTTAGCATTAATTTTATACTGTTTGGCCAGTTCGTATCTCGAAGGCCCGTTTACTGGTTGGTCAAGAGAGGAGTTGGGTCAGTTTGGAGACTCTTGGGGCGTTATTACATCTGTTTTTTCAGCATTCGCATTTATAGGCGTAGTATTTACCGTTCACTCACAAAATGAATCTTTAAAAAAACTAAAGTCTGACTCTGCTAAACAAGACGAATTCCTCAACACCCAAAAATTCGAAAACAATCTTTTTCAAATGCTGAATCTGCTCCAAAGCCTCATCAAGGATATGGATGTAAGGGTCTCAAGAGGTGAACAGAAAAATATTATAATACATACTGGTAGAGATGTTTTTTCTTATTTTTACAAAGGACCTTTTTCTAATGAATGCTCTAGTAATAGCGTGGCCGAATATGCGGTTTTTTCTGATACACCGCTATATATTCAACAACTCGGTCGAGCATTTGACACTTTTTATGAATCCAAACAACAGGATTTAGGTCATTACTTTAGATTTTTATATAATATCTTTAAATATATTGATGATTCAAACATTTCGATGACTGATAAAATCAAGTACTCAGGGATAGTAAGAGCGCAAATTTCAGACTACGAACTCTTACTTCTTATGTATAATTGCTTATCTGAACATGGAAAACCCTTTATAAAGTACATTCAAAAGTACAAACTATTAGACAATATCCCTTTTAATAAAATGATTCACAAAAAGCATTGTTTATTTTTGCCAATTGAATGCTTCGGGGCACAGAGTAAAATAATTGAAAAATTAAGACCTTCCAACCCCGCCTAACAAAAAACTAAAATCTATATCTTTCTTTAAAGCCCCGTACTTGGCGGGGCGAACATGTTAAGAGAGAGTTTAAAATGGTCGCAGGGAGTTATTAGTAACCATCACCACCCAATGGATCAAGCATGTGTATCATTGATAAGTTACCATGATTGTATTTATAAATATTATCATCTAGGAAGATGTTTATGGCATTAAGTTGGCCATTAACCCTCCTTGCGAATTCATCTTCAAATTCCTGAGTAACTATACCGCCATCAAAATAAGATGCTATTCTAGAGTCATTTTGACCGATCATTTCTATCCCTGCTTGAGTATCAAATGCGTCTGGATTATCACTTGAGAAGTTCATTACATGATTATTATTAAATTCATCTAAAGAAATTTGACGATTCTTCATGTATCCATTTATTAAACTTTGTATGTCATCATCTAAAAGGTTAATTAAAGATGTCTGAAAGTCATCAGTGCTGTAAGTTATTGTTTGGTGTATACCCTCTAAATCTAATAGATAATCGGGTAGATTATCGTCTGTATTAGTCATCATACCTATACTGTAAACCCCATTATCTATTGCTATAGCAATAGCAGTAGATTCTATTATTTTTCGGAAATCAGGCCCTTTAAAAGTTTTAATGTAACCATCATCACTTAATAAGTTTAGTGATTTAAGTTTTGGCAAAAGATAAAATCTTGCAAAATTCTTATCATCTATAGATGAGAGCATTTTAAGTACCTGCTCAAAAAAACGAGCCTTCGTTTTATCTTCTAAAATATTATTATAAAACTTTTCCTTAGTTGCTTCATCGAAGGTTACAATAGCTTTAGCTGTAAAAAACTCTTGGATTGAACGATGAATGTATACATAGCGGTCATAACCATCCATAACAACTATATTTGTTCCATTAACAACATCATCCATTATTAACTCAGAAATATCTTCTTTACTGATAAAAGATGTAGCTTGGTGAAAAAAATCTCTTAATGAAACCTCATTAAATGAGTTGCAACCTTTAATAAAACTCAAATAGCTAAATATTGAGAAGCAGGTTTCTAGTTTGTTATTGGATAAATTAGTTAATTTATTCCTAGTAAAGTTTTTATTTTTATCATGCTTATACATTAACGATAAAAATAATACACCGTAAAAATCAGTAATGGATCTTGGCTCATCAGTGAATGACAGGTAAGTTAATATAAAAATACTAGTTAGTATTGGAGTATTTATTGTTTCACTTAAAAAAGCATTCTTTTCGATAGTGTCAATAATTGTATTTGCGAAAGAAACTTCAGGCACTACTTTATGGACTATCGACTTTACGGTTTTAAGACTTAATTTATCCACATAATAATCTTCAACTCCAGAGGTCTTAGATAACTCAGTATCAGGCCGCGTCGTTATAATAGATGAGCATGAGTAAATGTAATATGAGTCAGTTATTAGCTTTAAAACCTTTAATCGCCTTGAGATATCCACCTCATCAAAACCATCAAAATAAAAAACTCCCCTGCCAGAAGCCAGTAATTCTTTAACACCTGAAGGCTCACAACAAACCCCATAACTCAATAAATGTTCCATCACCAAATCGATGCAGCTAAGGTTTTTATCGTAATCACAATCCCTCAAAGTAATAAAAAAAGGAAATCTATCGGCTGCAATCATTTCCTCGATAAACAACTTTCTCATTATAGTTGTTTTGCCCTGACCTGCACTACCAGTTATAGAAAGGCAACCATCTACTTTCAAAGTAGTTCCATCAGTGATCAATATTTCTTGACCACGAACACGATTGCTTATACTCAACGGAACATAAATATCATTTAAGCTTATATCCCGACCATCTCCGTTTAAAGTCTTGAATGTCATAATTCTGGAAATGACTTTATTTTCGTAACTTTCAGCAAGGCTTTGAGTTTTCAATTGTGCGACAATACTTGCTGCTTTAGTAAAACCAGCAGAAATAAACAATTCAGTAAGTTTTGTTGCGCATGTTCTAACCAAAGACTTATCTGTTGAAATGATATTTTTAGACCAGATAACCATATTACTTCCTTTTAATTTTCAAGGTGATTTTGTAATAAACCCAGAGCTAATTGTTTTTCATCTGGCTTAAGCTGTTCAATCAGGAATTTCACCAACTTGTTGCCAGTTAGCCCGCTGGGACTCAGTGAGTGTGAGAACGTCGCGTTAAAAACGAACGTATGGCCGCATTCAACTTCTGAACAGCCGCAGTATAAATCCGCCAGTTTCTTATCTTTCCAGTCAGATTTACGAATGGTGGCCGGTGATCCACACTCAGGACAATTAATTTTAAAGATGCGCATGATTCCACCCCCGCACGCCAGTGCCAATAATGAGCCTGATTTTAACTTATCTGCGCTCATTTTTCGCCCTTATCCGGGCTAATTACCGGAATATCGACGTCGAATCTCAGGTGTAAATGTGGAGGGATTTCCCGGTCGGTGTTGATGCCGTTCATAAACTTACGTTGAAGCGGGATCACCTCGTCCTTGCGATAGGTTTCGCGGGCCGTTTCCGGGTTCCCCATAACGGCGCCGTTTGTCGGGATAATACCGGCCAGACCAGCCGGGAATCGGTGGGCAGTAAAAACGTCCTGTGCGGTAATCCCTTTAATATTCGCAAACTCGTCTTTCGCGCTAACCTCGCCGACCGGCAAAAGCTTCACCCCGTCCGGATCACCTTTCGGAATGTTGATAAACATATTGCGAAAATTGCCCAGCCCTTTGGACTGCTCAATCTTAGTTTTGATTTCGGCTTCCACTTCGCCGGTGATGTTCGGGTCATTGGCATAGAGAATAAAGCCCATATGTGCGCCGTTGTTGTAGTAACGACGCCTGAAAATCGTCGCCTCACTGTTGAGTAACACAGAATGGATGCCGCCGATGTAGTCCGGCAATCCGTAAACCTGTTGGCGTGGGTCATACATTTTGAAGAACACCACGTCGCGCGGCTCGTATACCAGCGGTGGCCCCTCCTGCAATACAGCAAACTCCCCCGTTTTTCGGCAACGCAGATACAGCGACGGCAGCGGAAGCAGGTCGATCACCTCCCCAAATACGTTACGAATTTTCAAAACGGCCACGTCCCCGAAGGTCAGGTAGTCGAAAGCCATTTGTTCGACCTGGTCACTGGACAACCCGCCCCCCAGATAGCCACCGGCCACCATGTTACGCCGTGCATACAGCACGCCGCCGTGCTGGCCGTTAAGGTTCGGCAGCTGTGCTAGGGCCATACGGTCAATTGGCAAACTCCAATGATCATAGGCATTGTCATACCAGATATTCAGGTAATCCGTGCCCGTCGTGAGAATGGGTTCCGGTTCGCCGAAGGTGATAACGCTGCCCTTACCAGCCATCGGGGAAAATGTTTTCGGTCGCGCAACTGCGGCGCCGTGCTGTTTTTTTTGCTTACGCTGTTTCGTTGTCATGCTGCTTGTCCAAAGGCCCAGGTAGACGGGCGGTCAAATTCGTAGTCGATTGGTTCATTTATCACGGCGTGAGAAATGGCGAAGAACACGTCCGCGTGTCCGGTGGCGTCCGAGCGTTCGGCGACGAACGTCAGCGCGTTGCCGCTGGCCGTTGTCGTCCGACGTATAGCCATGAAACTGGCCGGGATTTCGGCGCGTTCATTATTCGTTTCGTCCTGGGCATCTTTGGCCCACTCGATGCGCTTACGCTCCACCACGTCGATCATCTTCATCACCAGACGGTTTTTACTCTCGACGCTGTACAAAATGGCGTTGGCTTCACGCGGCGCAAACTTCGTCACCAGGTCATACACCCCTTTACCGATGCCGGTCGTATCGATGCCGATATAGGTGATGTTAAATCGGCGCATCAGCTGTTTGATCTGCTCGGCCTGCCAGCTGAAATTAAGCCCCTGCCATTGGTAAATGGCGAGAACGCGGAAGCGCTCGCCGTCGTGTATCGGCGGGGCCACTATCACAAAGGTGGAATTGTCCCCCGACCGCGACGGGTCAAAACCGGCCCAAACCTCACGGTTTCCAAATGGCCGGGCGGCGGTCGTGTCGTAATCTCCCCAGGTTCCCGCATCCACTTCACACGCCACCAGGGCGGCCAGCTTGAACACTGCGTCCTTACTGTCGACGAACTGGCACATGTAAAGCATGGCGAAGGCGGTCGGATTGTATTTATTGCGCAGGCGCTCAATGTCGACCAGGGCGGCGAGTCCGCCTTCGATGGCGTCTTCCATGGTGATGATGTAACGCCAGATTTCATCCGGGCAGCGGATGCCCGCTTCTCGCAATGCCTTCTCTTTGGGAAAGACCTTACCTTTGCGTTTCGGGTCGTCCTCGCTCCACGCCTCCCCCGTCCACACGGTATAGGCCTGGTGAGTCTTCGCGCTGGGTGTTGAAAAATAGGTCGTGCGAAATTTGTTATGCGTCGCCATGGCTGACGCCACTTCGTGCAGGCGGGTGAATTTCGGGATCCAAAACACCTCGTCACCGTACAGGTGGCCGTTAAAGCCCTGCGCCGTGCTGGCATTGGTAGACAAAAACCGCAGAACGGCGCCGTTGCTGAGTCGGATATTTTTCCCGGTCAGCGTCACGCCGAAATGTTGCTGTGCAATCTGGACGATGTATTCGCGGAAGATTTCGGACTGTGCGCGAGAGGCCGAGAAAAAGACCTGATTGTCGCCACTGATGACCGCGTCTTCGAAGGCTTCCCAGGCAAAATAGTAGGTCATGCCTACCTGGCGGCTTTTCAGGATAAACCGCCAGTCTTCATCCTTGTGCTCACGGCAATGCATCTGGTAGTCGAACAGATGTTCACGCGCCCACTCGTCGAGCATTTCCGCCGTGATGCCGGACACGTCGTTTTTCTTATAGCGGCGTTTGCGCCCCTCTTCTGGTTCACCATCCGGGCCGTGTCCGCCCTCATAGCTCGCCGTGCTTTTGGCTTTAATCTCGGCCATCTTCTCGGCGTGCTTATTGTGCTGGGCCATCAGCTTGACGTGCTGGGCGACCAGGTCGCGGAGTTCTTCCAGTTCCAGGGAGGTTTTTTTCTCCCGGCGCGTCAGCTGGTCAATGCGCCGGGCGATCACATGCTCGACGGATTCGACCGGCAGCAGGGATGCCCACTGGCCGACGTCCGCCCAATGGTAAATGGTACGCGGCGGGAGGTTTAATTCCTGCGCGATATCTTTCGGCTGCCAGCGTTTAATATATAAAGCGCGGGCGGCCTCTTTTATTTCATCTGAATATTTAGCCATGCGGCTATTATGACGGGATAAAACAAAGCAATTCATCATTAAATATCGGCAATAGTAGGTTAACGCCTTATATCCGAATGCACCCGAAATAAAGTGGGTGCGCGTTATCCCTCAATTCGTAATACTGCCCTCCACAGAATACCGTCTGATAAATTCATTAATTATTAAGGTCAGTTATGCCGCAACCTAATTACCGTACTGAATGGCTTTGCATTGCCACGTCGGGCCAGGCTGTAGACGGTCGCGTCATTGAAGCGCAATGGCTGAATGATGCGGCAGAAACTTACACCCGTAACACTTACACCGCCATGATTTGGCCGCACCACCCTCAGTATGATTTAGGCGAACGCGAATTCACCTGCAACCTGGGCGAGGTGGACGCGCTGAAAGTGGAAACCGAAGGCGACGTCACCAAGCTTTACGCCCAGCTCATTCCAAATCAGTTTTTAATTGATGCCAACCGGATGGGGCAAAAGCTATTTACCTCCGCTGAGTTTATTTCTGATTTCGCGGGCAGCGGTAAAGAATATTTATTCGGCCTTGCTGTAACAGATATTCCCGCCAGTCTGGGAACGGAAAAATTAAAGTTCATTTTAGCGGGCGAAGAAAAAGATGCCGCGCGCGGAAGTTTAGAAACGTTCAGCCTCGGCACGTTAAAAAATAATAAGGCTGAAAAGAAAGAATCCTCTTTATGGGCGAAGTTATTTTCCTCCCGCAAAGAGTTTACGCCAACGCCAGAACCCAATACCGACACTGAAACCAACAAGCCCACCGAGGGCGAGGAACAAAAGATGGATGAGTTAAAAGCCCTCTTAGAACAAATGCTCAAAATGATGCAAGACGGCCAGGCAGCTGCCGAAGGTGAAAACACCGACGCAGATACACCGGAACTGGCCGCCGACGAAGTCGCCGACGTTGCCGAAAATATCGCGGATGCCGCCGAACAGGTTGCAGAACTGGCCCAAGACGTTGCCGAGAACCCGGAAGACGAAGTCAAAGCGGCAGAATTTACCGTTGCGAAAGCCAATCTGGTGAAAGCCATGAAGGCGTTTAACGTCAAACCGGTAAAAGCATCCCGCCGTGAGCGTCGCCAGTTCAGCGCACAACGCCGTAAAGCAGATAAAGCCCAAACGCCGACCGACGTGTTTACCCAGTTCTCCGCGCAGCTGACCGACGTCATGACTAGGTTATCAGCGAAGGAAAACGACGGGACGCGACGCCCTGGCAGTGCGCCGGGTGGCAGTAATAAACCGTTTGATTTCGTCTAATTCGCTCGTTTTTTAGGAAATATAAATTATGCGTTTAACCCCCAAAGCCGAGGCGATGCTTCATAAGTACGCCGCAGGGCTGGCAAAAGCTAACGGCCAACACAGCACCTCCCGTTATTTTTCCCTGACGCCACCGAAGGAAACCCAGCTTCGTGACGCACTGTTGCAACAGTCGGAATTCTTACGCCTGGTCAACGTGATGGACGTCGACCAGGTCAACGGCCAGGTTGTCAGCACCGGTAAACCCGGCATTTATACCGGTCGTAAAAAAGATGGCCGCTTCACACGCCCGATGGGCGTTGATGGCAACGATTACAAGCTGGTTGAAACAGATTCAGGCTCATACCTGCCTTATTCCCTGCTGGTTATCTGGGCCAATTCCGGCAGCGAAGACGAGTTCTTCCAGCGCATTCAGGCGTTCAGTAATGAATCCTTTGCGCTCGACATGTTGCGCGTCGCCTTCAACGGTATCAGCGCCGCTGACGATACCGACCCCGATAAAAATCCTAACGGTGAGGACGTCAACGTCGGTTGGCACCAACTTGTAAAAGACCGAGCACCCGCGCAAATCATCACCGGTGACATCACCATTGGTGGCCCGAACGCTGATTTTATGGGCCTCGACGCAGCGGTCACAGACTTAGTGCATACCAGTATTTATGAGCCTTACCGCAATGATCCGCGTCTGGTTGTTCTGGTATCTGCTGACCTTATCGGCGCTGACGCCACCACCATGATGAACATGGTTGATCGCCCGACCGAGAAAGTGGCCGCGCAATTAATCAACCGTCAGATTGCTGGCCGCGTTGCCTATACGCCACCGTTTATGCCGGAAGGTCGTTTAGCCGTCACTACCCTGGACAACCTGCATATCTACACACAAGCAGGTACCCGTAAGCGTAAAGCCGAGTGGAACGATGACCGCAAGCGCTTTGAAAACAGCTATCTGCGCATGGAAGGTTATGCGGTTGAGCACGATGAACTGTATGCCGCTTACGACAAACTGACGTTAGCGACTGGCACAACCGAACCAGCGGCTACCAACAAACCAAACGAAGGCGAATAAATATGGCCATGTCCCCGTGTCAACGCCACCGAGCCCAGGTTAAGGCCGCCAAAGCGCTGGACAACCGCGAAGCGCTCACCGCCTCTCCGGTCAGTTTCCACCTGCAAAAGCTGGAACTGCAAAGCGACGTCACGCAGCTGCGCAGCCTGCCGCGCACCGAAGACCGCGTCGAGTTCAAGCGCGATCACCTGCTGCCGCGTTGGTTGCCGACCGTAGAAGCCTACCTCGCCGGTGATAAGAGTTATGCAAATCCGGCCCTGGTGTACTGCGTGATCTGGCTGTTTGACACCGGGGAAATGGAAAAGGCGCTCGACTGGGCAGACGCGGCCATCGCCGAAGGTCAGGCCATGCCTGAAAACTTCAAAAGCACCTTACCGGCGTTCGTGGCCGATACCGTCATGGAATGGGCCATCACCGAGGCGGAAGCCGGTCACAGCCTGGAACCCTACTTCACCCGGACGTTTAACAACATCCGCGACAAGTGGCGGTTGCATGAAGACATCAACGCCAAATGGTTCAAGTTCGCCGGGCTGTACATGCTGCGCGACGAGAACGGCAAGCCGCGAGCCACCGCCGTGGAGGACGTCGACACGCTGGAACAGGCCGACGCCCTGCTCGCCCAGGCGGAAAAGTACAACCGAAACGCCGGTGTAAAAACCATGCGCGAAAAAATTCAGGCCCGCATTAACAGCCTGGTCGCGCAGTAACGACTACCGCTAGCCGGGGCGGGCGCGGTGGAGGCATAAAGCCCGTAAAGCTTTTTGGCCGTGGAAACCGTTAGCCCGCTTCTCACATTTTTAGAGGTGTACCCGATGAGCGCCCCAAGTTTCAGCATCAGCGGCACGCCGGTGACGTATCAGAACGACACGATCACCAACGGCGTGGCCTTCTGGCCCGATTTGAACCTCGCCGAGTTTCAGAAATCGCGCACCCTGCCCGCCGACCTGCCGCCAGAGATTGCAGGCGTGGCAGTACTGGCCGCCATTGCTGAGGTCAACGACACGCTGGGCGACGTGGTCACCTACTGGACAGGCAAGGGAAACACGAAAGCTAAGGACGTGCCCGGTGCAACGCTGGGCGATGAAAATCAGCTGACGGCGCAGTACAAAAAGGCCGTCTATGCCAGGGCGAAAGCTGATTTGCTGGGGGAGTTCGCCACCATCGGGCGCCGTGAATCGCATCCGGGACAGGAAAGCACCGACACCCGCGCCAACCTGCTGGCCGAGGCGGCTTACGTCATGCGCAACATGTTGCAGCTGCCGCGCGTCGGGGTGCATCTGATATGAGCCAGTTGGAGAGCCTGACCGCATTCATTACCGCGAACCTGCCCCCGGAAGCCATGCAGATGTTTGAAAGCGCGATGGACGATTGCGAGATCAGCCGCAACGCCAAAGCGCTGGGACTGGGGCAAAGGCGCATCGGGATATTGCGATACAACGCGCATTTATCCTGGGACAACTTCCCTTACCGGCGTTTTTCGCCCGGCGTGGTGTATGCCCTGGTGTTGGCGTGGATTGATGAGTACGCCAACGAACTGCACGGACAGTTAAATCTTCCCGACCCCACGGTCGACCCTGAGTTTGACGATGAAGGTTCGTGCATTTTGGACATCGTGGTCGCCCTGGCTGACCCGATCATCATCAAACCCAGCAACACCGGAGCGATACCGTTCAAGGGTGAGCGCTGGGAGCTGGTCGGCGCCGAAGTCTGGACAGCGACAGAGGCCGAGATAGTGACGCAGCACGCGGGTGAATCGTGATCCGCGGTGAACTGAATAAACGTCAGCTGCAAAACCTGCGTGCGGCACTGGCCGCCGCTGATTTACCGCCGAAGAAACGCCAGCGCCTTTTATGGCGTATCGCCAAACTCGGCATCATCGTGGCGGCCAAACGCAACCAGCGGAATCAGGCGAACCCGGACGGTACGCCCTGGTCACCGCGAAAACGCGGCAAGGGCAAGATGCTGCGCGGCCTGCCTAAACTGCTGGCCGTGCGTGAAATGCCCGAAATTCAGGGCGTCAGGATTTACCTCAAGGGCGGGAATTACCGCAACGGGACGAAGCCCATTGCGGCGGGCGTGGTCGGTGCGGCGCAGCAAAACGGCACCCGTACCACCATGAGCGCCGATAAGGCCCCGCGAAAACCGCAGGCCAACCGGCCCGCGCTGCCGCGACAGGCTAAAAAGCTGCGCGCGCTGGGCTACAAAGTTCGCCAGGGAAAACGCTGGGTGAAGCCATCCAGCAAGAAAATCATGGAAACCATGAGCATGGCCCAGGCGGGGCTGCTGATTAAAAAATTACGGGGCACACCGTCAAAACGCACCTGGACGATTGATTTACCTGGCCGCGTGTTTTTAGGCGTAAGCAACGATGAATTCAACAAAATACTTGCGCGGCAATTGCAGGCGATCGGCTTCGGCTGGGACGTCAACGCGCAGGACATCACGGAGTAACCATCATGACCTGGCCTAATGTCAACGTCAGTCAGATTAACCGCTTCAACGGCACCACGACCGACGTCGAGCGCGTCGTCCTGTATGTCGGCTACGGCACAACCAACGTCGGGAAAACCCAGGCGTTAAACACCGGCAGCGATCTGGATAAAGCCCTGGGCGATAACGCCAGCCTGCTGAAATCCCTGGTTGCCGCCGCTGCGAACAACGCCGGTCAAAACTGGTTCGCCTTCGTTCACGTACTGGCGGCACCCGATACCGAGGCAGAAGACTACACGCCGGATGCCGACTGGATGGCCGCCATTCAGGCCGGGCAGAACGTGGCATCGGTCGAAGGCGTTGTCCTGGCATTCGATACCGAAACACCGGCCACCATCAACCGGGCTACGGAAATGCGATCCACCCTGCAAGCCAAATACGGGCGTTTCGTGTGGTTCGCGCTGTCCGTGGGCGGGCCGCAGTCTGCTGAAACGTGGGCCGACTACCTCACCCGCATGGCCTTGCTGCAAGAAGGGATCGCCTCTCCCGGTGTCCAGCTGGTACCGCGCTTGTGGGGGAGTGAACCCGGCGTTCTTGCTGGTCGCCTGTGCAACCATTCGGTGACCATCGCCGACAGCCCCGCCCGCGTGGCGACGGGTGCGGTGACCGCGCTCGGCAGCGACAGCCTGCCCAAAGACGGCACCGGCGTAGAGATTGATTTGGCCGTGCTGCAAGCGCTGGAAGCCAACCGGTTCAGCGTGCCGATGTGGTACCACGATTTCGACGGCATTTACTGGTCGGACGGTCGCACGCTGGACGTGGAAGGCGGCGACTACCAGACCATTGAAAACGTGCGCATCGTCGATAAAACGTCTCGCAAGGTGCGTTTGCGGGCTATCCCGAAAATCGCCGACCGTTCGCTCAACAGCACGCCGGGCAGCATCGCCGCCCACGTGACGTACTTTGGCAAGCCGCTGCGCGATATGGCGATCACCACCCAAATCAACGGGGTGGAGTTTCCGGGCGAAGTCAAACCGCCGAAAGACGGAGACATCAGCATCACCTGGTCGAGTAGCGTCAAGGTGCAAATTTTTATCGTGGTGCGACCGTACGAAAGCGCGAAAGAAATCGGCGTGAGTATCGAACTCGACACCTCACTGGAGAGCTAACCCATGACAGAACGCATTAGCGGCGGTTCGTTCGACGTGAACTATGACAGCGTCATGATCCACGTCGAAAACGCTACGGTGACCATCACCGACAACAGCACCGCCGTGCAAACGCGCGGCGTACCCAACGGCCACGTCAAAGGTTCAGTCACGGCAGACGTCGAAATCGAAGTCGACTCCCTGAACTTCAAGAAATTCACCGCCGTGGCACGTGCGGCGGGCTCGTGGCGTGACATCGCGGAAAAAGACTTCTTGTTCTACGCCAACGCGGGCGACGAAGAGGAAAAAATCGAGGTGTTTGGCTGCGTCCCTACGCTGTCCGACCTGGTCAACATCGCCCCGTCTGAGGCCAGCAAGACCACGAAGAAAATCAAATTCATGGTCACCAGCCCGGACTTTGTCGCGATCGACGGCGTGCCTTATCTGTCAGCCCGCGACACGCGCGACTTGAAAGGATAACGCAATGCCAAACGGTGAAACCTCACTCCTGACCAAGCTGCTGTTAATTGGCGCGGTCATTGGTCTGGGGCAACTCATGGTCAGCAATGAGCGCATTACGGTGCGCACCTTGCTGGGCCGGATAATTTTAGGGTCGGCGGTCGCACCGATCGCCGGGATTGCACTGCTGCAATTTGAAAACATGCCTGAACTGGCGGTGATCGGCATCGCGTGCGGTCTGGGGATTTTGGGCAGCGCGATCATCGAAGAGTATTTCAAACGCTGGCTAGACCACCGGCTGGCTAAAAAGAGGGGCGAGAACCCATGACACTGAGCCAAAAACAACAGCAGTTCACCCGCATGGTGGGCAAGTTGATCGCCTGGGCCGATGCCAACGGCTACGCCCTGACGTTCGGCGAAGCCTACCGCACGCCGGAACAGGCAAAGCTGAACGCCAAAAGCGGCGCCGGTATCGCCAACAGCCTGCACACCCTGCGTCTGGCCGTGGATTTTAATCTGTTTATCGGCGACGTCTGGCAGACCGACAGCCGCGCATTCTCGCCGCTGGGCGAGTATTGGGAAAGCCTGGGCGGGAGCTGGGGCGGTCGC